ACGCGAAGACGGCAAGCAAGGCTATACACGCGTTCCCGCCGAAATGCAGTATGCGGACTGACAAAGCGTATACATCGAGAAAAAGGTATCGCTAGAAGCATGGAAAAAGGAAAATATTGTCGCCTCATCTGCATTGTCTTCTCCCCCGGCGCGTGATATTATAAAAATAGAAAAAGCCCTTAGAAGCCATACGACCAAGCTAAGTAGTACAATGGAAAAGAAGGACTATGATACATACATCGACCTTCTAAAGAACAACGAAAGAATCGCGCCGCTGTATACAAAGTATGGCGATGACATAAGCGGTATCCATCGCAAACCTGACGCTGGGTCATATTTTCCTGCCGACAAGTCTATTAAATGGAGTTACCCCAGAGAGGGATCCATTAAGAATGGCGTTAGCAAATTCTCGACACTTGCGCATGAATACGGACATCATTTCGACTGTTGTTTGCCGCTTGGCAAGTTGGCTTTCACGGAAGTCAAAGCAATGCAGGCTGAAGGTATCTTTTTTATTCAGCCGATGGCTAGCACGAGTGATCATTTTCTATCGGCCATGCGTGCGGATAAAGCATATTGCAAGAAAATGGTCACGAAAAAGGTTCTTGAAGATTTCAAGTCACATGATGGAAGCGCAGGTGTGCAGGACGCGCTGGATGGTTTCTTTGCGCTTTTTGAAAAAGGGGCAGTCAATTGGGGGCATGGGAATACCTACTACAACAGAGAGTACAATTACGCAAAGACACTCAGGCTCGAAAAGCAGCTAAAAAATGTCTACAAGGCAATGGGTTTCGACGCAAGCAACCAAAGTAAGGTAAAGTCTCTTTGTAGAATCTATGGCACGGCGCGCGAAGCTTGGGCAAATATCCTAAGTGCGGTGACATGCGGCGGCGAAGAACTGGCATATATCAAGCGGTATATGCCAAATAGCTATCAGGCACTTCTTGAGATTTTGGGGGGATTGACATGACGAAGGAATTAAGGGAAGCCTTGAAGGCGTACCGTAAAAAGTTTGGTGAAAGTTTTCCTACTATTCCGCTAGCCTGGGGGCGCGAAGACGAAGAGGTCATTGCTATGATCGACCGTTGTATTGCGGAAGGGAAAACAGTCTATGAACTCGGCATTCTGCCCGACCCCATGACCGTAGATATCCTGTATTGAAAAGATTCAAAAGAGCACTTTGTCAAGGCAAGGTGCTTTTCTTATGCCCGGAAGGGGGCGTGCTATGGAAAGGTATATTGAATCAGAGGAAGCCGTGAAAAGAATCGTTCAGATGGCAAAACTACTTCTTGGTGAGGCAGAGGATAACCGCGATGCCATCTATCGCCTCTATGCGAAAAAGCTAGTAGGGGATGTATTAGATTACTGTCACCGCGACGACTTCCCCGCCGCGCTTATCTACACCTGCGCCGATTTATTCGTCCAGCGTATCACGCAGGACAGGGACGATACAAAGGGGCTGAAGCGTGTCCGTATGGATGATACCGAATTTGAGTTCGACACAAATACAGCGGCATCAAGTGCGGCAGGGACGCTGTCTGACTTCAACTTTTCTTCGATTCGCGGGAAGATGAATCTGTATCGAAAGGTGGTGTTCCCTTGAATTTGAAGAGTATCCTGCACCGTCTGCTCTATAAGGACAAAGTAACGGTCTACCGCCTGCAGCGCGTCCGGGCAGAAGATGGATCCGATGATTATGAGGAGATGGAGGCACCGGTCGCTCTGGATATCCCCTGCAAGTTGTCACAGTATGGCAAAGATATTGTCTTAAGCAAGACAGACAGGGCTGTTGATGTGACAGAAAACCTCCGTTTGTGTACGGATCTAGACGTCGATATCCGCGAGGGAGATCGCGTCGATATCAAGCATGAAGGCGTCCGGCTGACACTTTTTGCGGGGGCTCGCTTTCCATACCCGACACATCAGGAAATTTCTGTTTGGCGAAAGCGGGAGGCTGCTCATGGGGCTTGAAATCACAGGACTTGAGGCGCTGGAAAGAAAGCTTAGGGGCGCGAACGTTGCAGCAAAGAAGAGACAGTTCTTGCAGCAAGAGGCAGAGTTTCTTATCACGGGTACCAAGGCATTGACGCCGGTGGATACGGGCTATTTACGGAACGGTTGGCGCCTAGGCAGTATTTCGAGTGAGGAAGCAACGGTTGCCAATAATACAGAGTATGCCGCTCATGTCGAATACGGGCACCGCGTGAAAGCCCATGGAAAGTATACGGGGCGCGTCGTAAAGGGACGGTATATGTTTCGCGATGCAATGGAAGCTTTCCGCCCGGATTTTGCCAAAGATATTGAGCGCTTAATAGGGGAGATATTGCGATGATTGCATGCAAAGACATACGATCCGCCCTGACAGAAAAGCTGCGTCAGGTGTTTCCGGAGGTGCCCGTCTTCTTCAACAGTAACGCAGATGCAAATGAGGATTATCTCTACTGCGAACTCAGCGCACGAAAGACACCGTGCGATGCAACGTATTACGATCGTATGCTTAGACTAGAGATTCAGTTTGTTCCCTTGCCGGACGCCCGCGGCCGCATTTCACGCGCCAAACTGTACGCGGCAATAGACGCACTAGACAAAGCGGTGCTGCCGGTCTTTCAAATCGGTGACCGCTATATCACGATTCTTGAAACCTCCTCTCGCATTGTGGATGAGGTTTTACATTATACATTCACATTGGATTTCACAGATTTTGCGCCGGGCGAGTTGGTCGACCTAATGGAAGACCTCGCGCTTTCCTGGCAACTTAGTTAAGGGGTGATGATATGCCAAACGAAGCTGAGGTTTTTGGTCTGCCAAAGGTGCTGATTAACTTCCGCACCAAGAGCACGACGGCAATTGCGCGAAGTGCACGCGGCATTGTTGTGATGATTCTAAAGAACGAGGAGGCGAATAAGAGTAACTTCTTTAAGGTTAACGACAGTACAGATATTCCCGATACGGGACTTACGCCGGAAAACGTCGATCTTATCAAGAAAGCATTACTGGGGTCGCCGCTTCGCGTCTTGGTGTATACACTGCCGAAGGACGGCACAGATGTAGGCGGTGCGGATTCTTTGCTGAATCAAGACGATATCCTTCGGGATATTGCGCATGTGAAGTGGAATTATATCTGCCATCCGACGGGCACAGCACAAGAGCAAGAGGATTTAGCGACTTGGGTGAAGACGCAGCGCAACATCAAGCGCAAGACGTTTAAGGCGATTGTCGCGAATGTCAAGACTGCCGATGACAAGGGCGTAATCAATCTCACGACAGATAAGATTCGCGTGGAAAATCCCGCTTACGAGGATGCACTTACCGCGGCAGGCGGCGACGCCTCAAAAGTTCCTTCGTCCATCCCGCAGTTTAAGCTATACACGGCCGTGCATTACACGGCGCGCATTGCAGGGATTCTCGCAGGCTTGCCGCTTGACCGTTCAGCGACGTATTACGAACTGGCGGAAGTGGTGGACTGCGAAACCTACGATGATATCGACGCGCACATCAATAATGGTGAGCTCTGCTTGTTCGACGAACTGGACGGCAACGGCGTAAAGATTGCGCGCGCTTGCAACTCGCTGCACACCTTTACAACGGATGTCGGACAGGACTTCCGCTATATTAAGATTGTGGAAGCGATCGACATGATCACGGACGATATCCGCGACACATTCAAGAACGACTATGTCGGCAAGGTCATCAATGACTACAACCACAAGATGCTTTTCATTGCCGCCGTGCACGTGTACTTCAACGGGCTGAAGGGCAATGTTCTTGACAACAGCCCGACGGCGCAGAATATGGTGGATATCGACGAGGCTGCACAAAAGAACTATATCCTTTTGCATGGTACAGATTCTGTCAATGACATGACGGTACAGCAGATTCGCGAGTTCAACACGGGAACGCAAGTCTTCCTCGCGGGGCGCGTAACGCCGGTCAATGCAATGGAAGATTTGAAGATCGATTTTGTCATGTGAGAAAGGAGGCAGGGTAAATGGCTAGAGATTACGAAGACGTGAAATATCGCGGGCGCCGCCGCTGGAATGGAAACCATGGGCGTGTTTGGTGGGATGGCAAGCTGTTGTTTGAAATCTCAAAATTTGAAGCAAAGGTGACGGCTGACCGCGAGGATGTCATCATCGGCAATTCAAAGGACAGCAAGATCACATCACTGACAGGCGAGGGCTCTATCACGATTCGCGCGGTCATCAACCGCAACATCAATACCTATCTGGAAGAATGGAAGAACGGACATGATCCACGCGCGAACATCGTCGCGCTGCTCGCTGACCCGGATATGGTGGATGCACAGAAAGAGCGCATCACCATCGACAACGTCTGGTTCAAGGATTTGACACTAATGACGTTTGAAAAGGGGCAAGTCGTAGAAAAGGAATTTCCCTTTGGCTTTACGCCGGAGGACGTCGCCTATATTGAAGAAGTCGACAAGTGAACGTACCCCCGCCCCCCGAGGCCGGCGCGCCCACGC